CGGAGGTTCTCGGTTCAAGTCCGAGCCCCGCTCCCAGAATTCACGAATCCTCCACTTCGATTTCGGCATACGGATCCAAGCCCACGAATCCAGACGTAGGGCTGTCGCGGGATCCGAGCCGAGCATACGGGGGCCGCTCCAGTAGCACAGGCAGCGACCATGAACGACGCAGTGAGGGCCGACCGTTACATGCAGGCCTAACGGCGATCGGGTTGCACTGCCCTAAGCCCCCTTAACTCTGTCGCAAGGGCGACTGATCCAAAGACCCTCCAAGGCCGGCGCGGCCGCGCCGGCCATTCGCAACATGGATCCGAATTCCTGCTTCGACGAATGGTGGCAGTCCAAGGGACAGGCCATGGCGTCAAAGCTATGCGGACGCTGGCCAAGATTGCGCGACGACATGCTCGCCGACGTCTACGTGCTTGCGAAGCGCCGCACGCCGCAGTTCGACCCGGATCGCGGATCGGCCGATGCGTGGCTGTACCAGATCTGCCGGAAGGTCTACAGCGAGAAAGGTCGACGATGGAATCGGAAGAGCGATCCTCGCCGGCACGAAGTGGAATGCGATCTCTCTAAGATCCCGGCCCCGGAAGCCATCGTCGCCGCGCCGGCGCGCCCACACATCACCGCCCGTAACCTAGAGGTGTTACTCACGGTCGCGAAAGGCGACGGTGTCCCAGGCGCCGCGCTCGCTCTCGGCATGAAGCCGAAGACAGTGCATTTCCACCTGCAGCGCGTCTACCTTGCGCTAGGCATCCGGCGCCCGTGGCGCATGCTTGAAGCGCTCCACGAGCTCGTTCGCCTGAAGGCTATCACCCCGGATCAGATCTTCGCCGAGGACTTATGAAAACGACGCTAGTTGGCAATCTTGTCGGGCTCGGGCTTCTCCTGCTTATCGCCATCATCGCGATCGCGATTGGCAGCATGCAGAGACCATCGAGCGCGCCGAAGCCCGAGGCGCCGGCTAAGGCGAGTGGCCTGGTCGTAGGATTCGAATTACCCCCGATCGCGCTCATACCCGGAGCGTCATGGCCTCACGATGGGCTGTCTTCAGGTTCGGCCGATAACGTCCGTCTCGCCTGGGCATTCGCAACCGAGAGCGAAAGCGAGATGCATGAGGGCATCGACTTCTATTCGACGATCGGGGCGTCTCGGCTGATCGCCCGACGGCGTGCGCCCCGCGGATCGTGGTCCGCGGCAAAGGAGTTGCTGCGGCTGAGATGGCGATACGGCGCGATGCTCTGCTGGCCTAAGGCGAAACCATGAATCAAATCGACTGGCTGAAGGTATGGCTCAAGGCGGCTGTGGCCTTTCTCGTCTCATTCACGGGATCGGCGCTGATGACTGGTACGGTGAGCAACTGGCGCCTTTGGGTCCTCGCGATCGCATTCGGGCTCATCCAGGCGATCAGCACCGCGCTCGCCCAGATGTCCAATCCGACGAAGCGCATCCCAACTTCTCTCGATCTCAAGCAAATTGGAGGTTCCAAATGATTCCACTTGCAGGTAGCAAGATTCGATACCAAGCCAATATCCTCGATCAAAACGGAATTGCGTTTGATCCGGAGGACCCGCTCGTTGCAGGGGGCACATTCACGCCGTCTGACACCGACGCCCAGACCGTCCTTGCCCAGGAGGGAGACGGATCGATCATCGACGTGACGCCTGGCGTCCAGGGGACCGAGACGCTGACGGTCGAATGGGTGCTGGGCAGCGTGTCGCTGCAAGCGACAGTCGAGCTGGCCGTCGCGACCCGCGTTCCGACGTCGATCGAGCTAACGCAGATAGTGCCGCCCGACGATTCAGGCGATACGGATTAGGCCCACGGGTGCGGGGAACATACGGGCGCTCCGCATGGGGCGGCCGCCACAACCATGTTGATCAACGTCAAGAACCTATCGGGGCGCCTGGCGCGCGCACGCTGCCAGATCGGTCGCGGAATCGCGTATGAGATGGGCCGCGGCGGCTACAACTCGCAATTCCCGAACGACGCCGGATGGGACGACCATAAGAGCGACTGCACGGGCTTCGCCCTGTCGTTCTGCGCCTATATGGATCGCAACGCCAAGCCGGGGCGCGAGTGGGACATATGCAGCTCGAGCGCATGGGACGACGCCATGGGCCTCCAGAAGGTCTACCGGCGTATCCTTGAACCCGCTCCGGGATGCTTTGTGATTTACCCCGAAGATGGGAGTCCGGACGGAGCCGGCCACGACGCGATTTGGGTAGGGCCGGGATGGCACGTGGTCGACTGTTGCGCGTCGGTGGGCGGCGTCAGCGAACATGAGCAGTTGGCGTTCTGCCGGAACCCGAAAACGATTTTTGCGGTGCTTGTGGAGGATGTCGAATGATCATAGCGCAGGCGGCGCAAGGAATCCCGTGGGGAGCGATCGGTGCGATCGGCGGCCCGATCGTAGGCGTAGCCGGGGCGGTCTTTGGCCTGGTTAAGGCCGTGCATGCCAGCGGGCACAACGAGGGGTATGAAGCTCGCCGAGTCGAGGGCCACGGGGCGGCGCTGCGCGATCTGGGAGAATGGCGCAAGGTGGTCGACCAGCGCGGAACCCAGACGTCAACCGCTCTCGAGGGGATCAAGACGGGGCTCGACGACATCAAGGGCAATCTAGCAGAGTTTAAGTCGGACACAAAGCAGGAGCTCGCCGGCATTAGGGCCGTTTGTGAAGGCCGGAGGCGCAGCGGGGACTGCCCGGAAGGAAAGCCATCAAACAACGCGACGGACAAGCGGGCAGGTGCCCAGGAGTAATCATGGATCCCAGCACAATCATCCCTTTGAGCGGAATCGTTCCGGCGCTCCAGTCCACGGTCAATACGGCCGAGAAGGACGGGCAGCGCATCGTATTGTTCTTCGAGGCGTTCGCCGAGAAGGCTGAGCAGATCGTCACCGGTGCGCCTGATCAGGTCGTTCCCTATGGCGGGGCGGTCTATGCGATCGTGGCGGAGTTTATCGCCCGCGGGGTCCACGTGGCCGCCGACTGGGAGTCGTATTTGTTCACCGACCCGTTCACGGGCGAGCGGCAGGACGTCCGCGCATATGACGCAGCTTGGGGCAGCGTCGGCGCCGCGCCGGGCCCAAAGTGGACGGCATTTGTGGAGGCGATGGGCTGATGAACCGCAGCAGATATGATCCGATCATTCAGGTTCCTGGCCGCTGCCTAGGAAAGCTTCCTCCGATCGAGGATTCGCGGACGCTTGGGATGGCGAAGTACATCGGCTCTTCGCTGCCGGTCCCGCCGAGGGTCGTCGACAATTCCCATGGGATCCAGTCCTGGGGGATGATGGGGAACGACACGCTGGGTGATTGCACTTGCGCGGCCGTCGGTCATCTCATACAGGTGTGGACGGCGACCGCCTCGAGCGAATTCACCACACCCGACTCGGATATCGAGGCGCTGTATTCGGGAGCGTGCGGATATGTGCCGGGAAACCCGAACACAGACAACGGTGGAAGCCTGCTCGGCGTTCTCAATTACTGGCGGAACAAGGGCGTCCCGGGAACGGGAGACAAGATCGCCGCATACGTGGCACTCGACCCTACCAATTACAAGCACATTCAGGACGCGCTGTGGCTGTTTGGGGCGGCCTACATCGGACTCATGCTGCCGCTATCAGCTCAGAGCCAGGTCGGTCAGATCTGGTGTGAATCGAACGATTCATCGCAGAACGAGCAGGGTAGCTGGGGCGGTCATTGCGTGGCGGTCGTCGGATTCGATGGGGGTGGTTTGACCTGCGTGACGTGGGGCGCCTTGCAGCGCATGACGTGGGGATTCTGGCACACCTACTGCGACGAAGCGTACGGCGTGTTGTCGGCCGACTGGCTGAGCAAAGCCGGTACGAGCCCCGAGGGATTTGACTTAGCGCAATTGCAGGCGGACCTTACGGCAGTGGAAAGCGCGTGATCATCGCCGCGGTCGCAGGGCTGGGCATGCTCGTGACGCTTCTGATGGAGGCGCACGCGCCGTGGCCGCGGCCGGAAGGCGATAACCCCATGCCGTCCAAATAACCCCTTATCCTGCGGGTGAAGGGCGTTGCCTTAGCTGCCGAAAATCATCGGCATCGAACAGCAACTTGAGCAGGTTCCGATCGACGCCCTGGAACCTCATCCAAAGAACCCGAGAAAGGGCAGCGTAGACCTCATTCTGGATTCGATCCGGGAGAACGACTTCTATGGCGCGTGCGTCGTTCAACGCAGCACCAATCGCATCATCGTCGGAAACCATCGCTGGATGGCTGCGCGGGCCGCGGGGATGGCGACGATCCCCGTTCTGTATGTCGACGTCGACGACCTGCGCGCCGAGAAGATCCTTCTTGCCGATAACCGGACCGGTGACGTCGCGACGAACGACGACGAGGCCCTCGTCTTCATGCTTCAGGGGCTCAGAGAGCTCGGCGAGCTGCATGGAACGGGTTTCTCCGAATCCGAACTCGATGCGTTGATGAGCGCCATCACCGTTCCAGACTTCCAGCCGGTCAGCGAAGATGAGCAAGGTCGACTCGATAGGAGAAAGCCCGTCACCTGTCCGGAGTGCGGCCACACCTTCACTCCTTCTTGATTGGTGCTCGTCTGAAGCTGCGCGCTATGCCGTCGAACATTGGCATTACTCCAAACAGCTGCCGAGCGCTTCCGTGCGCATCGGCGTTTGGGAGGACGGCAAGTTCGTGGGCGCCGTGCTATTCGGAGTCGGCGCCGGACACAGCACAAGCGGCGACAAGTACGGGCTGAAGCGCACGCACGAAGTTGCGGAGTTGGTAAGGGTCGCATTGCGCGCCCACCGGGCGCCGGTCTCTAAGATCGTGTCGATCGCGCTCAAAATGCTCAAGCGGCAGTCGCCGGGCATTCGCCTAGTCGTCAGCTTCGCCGACGAGCACGCCCAGGGCCACGTCGGCGGTATCTACCAGGCCGGTAATTGGGTTTACGCCGGCACATTCGAAGGCGACGGGGGATTCCTAATCCGCGGCAAAGCGATGCACAGCCGGAGCGTCCACGCCCACGGATGGAAGCAAGCGGTTCCTTGGCTGAGGGCTCACGTCGATCCCTGCTGCGCTAAGCTGACGACCCTTAAGCACCGATATTTGTACCCGCTGGACGACGAGATGCGAGAACGTATCGCGCCGCTCGCCCAGCCCTACCCCAAGCGGACGAAATAGCTCGCCTCCCGCACCAACGGGAAGAGGGCGGTGAGATTCCGACCCGTCCGCTCCAGATCTCCAATGGCCGACCCAAACAAGCGCAAGATATGCGGCGCGAAATGCCGAGATGGGCATCGTTGCACCCAGCCGCCGATGCCGAACGGCCGCTGTCGCATCCACGGCGGCAAATCGCCAGGGCGCCCGATCAAGACCGGCCGCTTTAGTAAGCACCTTCCGACACGGCTGTCCCAGAGCTACCAGGAGGCCCTAGATGACGGCGAGTTGCTGAGCCTCCGCAGCCAGTTCGCGTTCTTGGATGCGCTCGTGATTGAGCGGCTCCAGCGTCTTGGCGATGCCACGAGCGCCGAGCTGTGGCGCGCGGCGCAGGATCAGTTCGCGGAGCTGCAGACCATGTGGCGGAAGGGCCTTAAGGGCGACCGGGCGGCCGTTGCGCAGATCCCCGCGACTATGGACGCCCTCGGCCAGGTCCTCGTCAACGGACTGGGCCAGCAACGGGCCGAGCAGGAAGCGCGGGGCCTCATCCAGGAGCAAATCGCCGTCGCGCGCCAAGAGGTCGTTCGGCTCGACAAGCTGGGGCAATACATGAACGCCCAGCAGCTGATGGCCTTCCTCGCGGCCACGATCGCCGTGATAAAGCAGCATGTTCATGACCCAGTTGCGCTCGCCGCGATCTCGCAAGACCTTGGAGTCCTTAGCGTTCGAGACGTTGGCGCAAGCGCTTGATCCGAAGGCGCCAGAGAACGACCCTTCGAATGTTTGGCAGCCGCATCCGGGCCCGCAGGAGCTGGCGCTCGCCTGCGAGGCCGACGAGCTGTATTACGGCGGCCAGGCTGGCGGAGGAAAGACGGACCTCCTGCTCGGAGCTGCGATCACGTGCCACTGGAAGTCCGTCATATTCCGGCGTGAGTACAAGCAACTGACCGGCATCGTCGAGCGATCGCGCGAGCTGCTCGGCCCGCGCGGCTACAATGCAAACGACTGCCTGTGGCGGCTGCCCTCCGGACGACGGATCGAGTTCGGCGCCTGCGAGCATCCCAACGACGTCCAGAAGTGGCAGGGCCGCGACCACGACCTGAAGGGCTTTGACGAGATCTGCCATTTCCTGGAAAGCCAATACCTCTTTCTGAGTGGATGGAATCGGTCGACGCGGCGCGGGCAGCGGTGTCGGACGATCGCGACAGGAAACCCGCCAACGACGGCCGAGGGTGAGTGGGTCATAAGACGCTGGGCCCCCTGGCTCGACAAGAAGCATCCGCACCCGGCCAAGCCTGGCGAGTTGCGCTGGTTCGTTCGCAAGGACGGCGAGGACGTCGAGGTCGACGGGCCCGAGCCGTTCGAACACACCAGCAACGGCCGAACCGAGACGCTGCACCCCCGCAGTCGGACGTTTATCCCGGCGGCGCTTAGCGACAATCCGAGCCTGGTAGGCACCGATTACGAGGCCGTTCTCGACGCCATGCCCGAGCCGTTGCGCACGCAGCTCAAACACGGCGATTTCGGCGTTCATCACGAGGACGATCCTTATCAAGTCATCCCATCGCGGTGGCTCGAGCTCGCACATGCGCGCTGGACTGCCGACGCACCCGGCGCAATGACAGCGATCGGCGTCGACGTCGCTCGCGGGGGTGGTGATAAGACCACTATCGCGCCGCGGCACGGAGCGTGGTTCGCCCCGGTACTCGCCTACCCCGGAAAGACCACTCCGGACGGCCCATCGGTCGCCACGTTGGTCATGCAGGCGATCGCAGGCAAGGCGATCGTAAACGTGGACGTCATCGGCATCGGCGCATCGGCGTACGACCATCTGAAGCCGCATATCGGTGCCCGAGCGGTGCCGATCAACTTCTCCGAGCGATCGGAGGCGCGCGACAAGAGCGGGAAACTCGGGTTCGCCAACCGTCGCGCCGAAGCGTACTGGAAGTTCCGAGAGATGCTTGATCCACTGACGGGTCAGAGCATCGCACTGCAGCCCGACGATGAACTGGACGCCGATCTTTGCGCCGTCCGCTGGACGCTGCAACTCCGCGGCATCCAGATGGAGGCGAAAGACGACATCGCCGAGCGTCTTGGACGATCACCGGACAAAGGGGACGCGTGCGTGTTGGCGTCGTTCCTCCAGCCGACCAAGCTTTTCTCGCCGACCGTGAGCAAATCGCTGACGCCTGCGCGCGCCAAGTTGAGAACCTAATCCATGGCAGTCAAGATCAAGAGCGATATCGTGGCGAAAGTGCCCGGGGTCGACCCGCGGCAGCAATACGTCTCGTCGTGGATTCGGCCGATCCTCTCGCAGCTGCTTAACGCTCTGCCGAAGTACGTCGACGACCTCGAGCGCGATTATGGCAGCCAGACCTATGAGCGCATGCTCTGGGACTCGGCGGTAGGGGGCGCCGTCGACACGCTGCGCGATATGGCGATGGACGCCGGCCTCACGGTCCTGCCGGCGATCGAGCCGCCGCAGCGCGGAGAGACCAACCCCGACTATGATCGCGCCGTCGATATCTGCGAGTTCGTCAAAGAGGCGATCGCGGACATGGATTGCCAACTGGAGGAGGCGGTCTATGAGATGCTGCTTGCGATCCCATTCGGCAGCCAGGTCGCCGAGGTCGTGCTCAAGGATGTGCCGGGCGACAAGCTATACCTGCGCCATCTTGCGGTGCGGCCCCGCGCGAATCTGCAGCCGGTCCTCGATGAGGAGATGAACCTCATCGGCTACCACACGAAGCGTGTCGGCGAGAACTGGATGCTCGACACGACGATCGTGCCACCGGAGTGGGTCTTTCCGCGCGAGAAGTTCGCCGTGCTGACGTATAAGCCGCGGAACGGCGATCCTCGCGGCACGTCGGGCATTCGCCGCGCCTACAACGCATGGTGGATCAAGACGACCGTCTGGCCCGACTTCATGCGGTTCCTGTCGCAGTTCGGCAGTCCGTCCCTCGCTGTCTTCACCCCGCCAGACAGCCAGGATCAAATCGAGTTCACCGATCCTAAGACCGGTCTCGTCAAGACGACGACGCCTGAAGAGGCGGCCAAGGAGTGCGTCGAGGCATTCTTCAAGGGCTCATCGGTCCTCAGCCTGCGCGGAGGATCGATCCTTCAGCTGATCCAATCGACCGGGAACGGCGAGGCCTTCCAGGTTGGTATCGACATCCTCGATCGCGAGATCACCCGCGGAATTCTCCTGCAGACGCGCGCTACCATGGAGGCGCTCCATGGATCCAAGGCCGACAGCAGCACGTCGAAAGACATCCTCGACATGGTCGTGCGCCGCATCCAGAATTGGGCGTCAAACATGCTGCGGCGCGATGTCTTCCGCCTGATCGTCAGGCTCAATTTTGGTGACGATGCTGTCCGGTTCACGCCGTTCGCCAAGCTGTCCGGCGTCGACCGGCCGGACTTGGCGCCTCTGATGACGGCGACGGCCGCGCTGTTCACGTCTGGCTACATTGCGAATGACCAGCTGCCGGAGATCGACGACATGCTCGGGTTCCCTCAGCGCGACATGGACGCTTGGGAGGCGAACCAGGCAGCTGAGGCCGACCTCAAGCGCCAGCAGGCGGCTGACATGAGCCGGCTCATAAATCCTACCGCCGACGACGAGCCCCCGACCGGCAACAAGAAAGGTGCGAAGCCTCCGGACACAAACAAGAGCAAAGCCAAGGACGTCCCGGAGCCGCACCCGATCGACGGCGTGGCGTGATGCGCTGGATATTTGCGCCGCCTAAGAAAACGTCGGCCGACCCATACGCCCACGCGATGCGCAACCGGGCCGCGCTCTTGAAGCGCGAACGAGAGGCGGCACGGCAAATCGAACTGCTCTACCGCGCGGCGCAGGGCCGCATTGAGCCGAAGCTCGCCGCCCTCGTGGCGGAAATCGGCGAGGCGAAGCGATTGGGCACCGCGGTCGACGCCGAGTGGCTTCGCTCTCAGCATCGATTCGAAGCGTTACTGCATCAGATCGAATGGCAGATCAGCGGACTTGCCGCCGGCGCCGTCAAGATCACGGCTGCGAGCCAGGAGACGAACATTCAGCGTGGCCTATTCGACGCCCATTCGGCGCTCGACGAGGCGGCGAAGTTCGCCGGACTCGACATGCAGTTTGAAAGGCTGCCGGCCGAGGCGCTAGAGGGTCTCGCGGGCTTCCTGGCGGACGGTTCGCCGCTAGCGTCCCTGTTCTCGACGTTCGGACCCGAAGCGCGCCAGGCGGCGTCTGAATCGCTTTTCGCAGGCATAGCGCAGGGCTCGGCGCCTGCCGCTATCGCGCGAGATCTGCGCGCCGATCTGGGCGTGAGTCGCGATCGTGCGATGAGGATCGCTCGGAACGAGAGCATGCGGGCGTATCGCTCCGCGGCGTCGCAAGAGCGCGTCGCGAACGCCGACGTCGTCGCGGGCTGGGCTTGGGCCTGCAGCTATTCCGTCCGGACGTGCGCCATGTGCATCGCCATGGACGGCACGGAGCACGCCGTCGACGAGGAGATGGCGTCGCACGTGGAATGCCGGTGCACTGAAACGCCGATTCTGAAGGACGCCGAGCAGCAGAAGCGAACGACCGGGCCCGAGTGGTTCGCGGGCCTCGACGACGAGAAGCAGGACATGATTTTGGGCCCCCTCAAGGGCGATCTATTTCGAAGCGGCGACATCACGCTTCAAGACCTCGTGAAGACGGGAACTGACCCGGTCTGGGGCGACTATCGGGCAGAGAAGTCGATACGCGACCTCATCAAAGAGGGCACCGTTTCAAACGCGACGGTCGCGGACGCGGCCAGGGCAAGCAGGTAAGGCTATGAATCTCACACAGCACGAATGGGTCGTTTTGTTCTCGCTCACTAAGGAGCAGCGCGACGCGATCAGTAAGGACGACTTCGCGGATCCGCCGGACGGATTCCCGATCGACACTCAGGAGCATCTCAACGCAGCCGTCAAGCTGCTCGGCCGGGAGTCCGAAAAGGATCAGGCCCGCATCAAAAAGGCGATCATCCGGATCGCTAAGCGGAACGGCCTCGAGCT